CCCGGCCTCAGTGTCGCGGCCCTTATTTTCCTCATCTTCATTACCTGCCATGTCGTCTTCCGGTTCCACGGGCTCTTCCTCAGAAGGCATGGCGGTATCCAGCATCTCCTCAAGCGCGGTGGCTGCGGCATGGATCTGGTCAATGGTTGCGCGTATGCGTTGTGCGTTGGCCTTGCTAATGGCGCGCCTGGCCTTTACCTCGCTGACAGCATCCTCAAGCGCCATCATATAAGAGTAGGTAGTGTGCGACGGCATTTCGTAAATCTCTTGCGGGCACCTATCAGAGAATAAGTCAAGCATATCACCAAGTATACTGCTCATTAGCTTGCGCTGTTCGCGGCCTATGTTTCCGTACATGTACGAGTCGTCACAAATCATGGTGTACATCTTATGAATACAGCCCTGTAAATAGTCACCGAACATGGGCATACCTTGCATTTTTGATTCATTGCCTTTGTTCGCGCCCATTTCCTCTTGATCCCACGGAGGTACAAGCCCGTCGTCGTCAAACTCCTCGCGCATCTTGGCATAGTAGCGCGCAACTTGCGTCTTGACGCGCTCTTGCTCTGCTTCTGGAATACCCACACCGCCACGTGCTCCCTGTAGCACTCCGGCAACGGCAAAAATTGCGCTAGGAATTGCAGTGAGTTCGCCGTTGATCACATCAGCATAGCCGAGCTTGTATCCACCAACCTGCTCGTCGGCTTCTGGATCACGGTAAAAGAAGGCATTCGCATATCGCTTCCAGTCTATCGTATCCAAGTCTTCGCTTTCGTCTTCACTTGCCCAACGACGTACACGCCCCTCCGCTTCCGTAGAATCCCATGCGCGATCACGCGATGCAAGTGGTAAGTTCTGATAAGTCAGCACGGCCTTTTTATCTTTCTTCATATCGCCCTCCGTTTTCTTCGCTGAGAGTGTGGCGGTCGCGGGATTCATGCCCCACAACACGTTGCTATACTCCCATAGCCTGATTTCCTTTAGTTGTCGCACGCTGCATTTCTCACCGTTGCAGTTGGCTTCGACAAACTCAATCTGTACCGGGTCATAGCCGATGCTGCTTTCCGTGACGAAGCCGCCAGCCACGAGATTGAAGGCATTGCGCCCGTTATCCGTCTTCATGGCGTACTGTGTAGCCACGAGCAGGCCGCCGGTGGCATCGGGGGCATAACGTAGCACCTCCACGGGTAATTGATCCTGCCCGACCTCACGCATCCATAGCGGCTTACCGATGACATTGTGAATTGAGTGCGCCTGGTGATTATCAAGGACACGCACCCGGCGGGCACTTTCGTCAATGCTCTTGGTGAAGGCTCCCGGCATGATCATGTCGCCGCCATCGTCAATATTGCCAATGACGGCCACGACCTGCTCAACTATGCCCTGGGCCTCATCGGCCTTGACCACAAAGGTAGGCATCCGCTTGACTTCATAGTCTGGAAGATTGCGGTATGCGCCCGTCTTGCGTAGCTTCTGCGCATCAATTTTCTTTTTCATAGTGTTTAGAACCTCCTTCATACGACCTTCGCCCAACTGCCCAACGACGCCCCACTTCACCCATGCCACGACTCCGGCGATATTTGAAATGTTCGGCTCATCCGGGCTGCTGCCGGTAAAAGCGTCGCCGTTGTCAAAATGTCTTGCGGCCCATGCTTCACGTTCGCGGATCCATTCAAGCACGGCCTCACCTTCACTGCCGTCACGCGCACGCCCCCATAGCGTAAAGGCTTCATTACCGCGAATATTACCACCGGCATCCCATATCTGTGGGTAGTCGTCGCGTAAATCCTCAGCCCATGCCCGGTCAAACTGCGGATAATTGGAATTGCGCAGGCTTACCTTTAGATCATCGCCCTGTTGCGGGAAGTTAGTCGGCATGTTGCTTCTCCTGTGCCCTCGCCCACTTCTCATCTATCACGAGGATATGCAGGCGTTCTGTGTAGCCGCCGCGCACAGTTTTTCCACTGACGGGTAGCTTTTCGATGGTCACGACCTCGGTGTCTAAAATGTGCGGCGGTATTGACTTATTACCATAATTTAATACTGTGTAGCTTGGATTTGCGGCCATACCCGCGACTCTAACTGATGTTGTTCGTGCCGTTAGGTGCGCGAAAAATACACACAGGGCGTTTGGTTCAATGCCCAACTCTCTACAAAGCTCAATAATTGCGTGGTTCATTTTACCTCACTCGGTCCAGGTCGGCGCGCCGTGTCTGTTTCGGTTTTGCGCTCAAAGATCACGCGCAAGCCACACCCTGGGCATGTCTTGACTATCTGCTGTCCCGGCGCAATAGGGCGCTGGATAAAAATGCGCGCCTGACATTCCGGGCAGTGTACCACTGCCACTTTTTGGTATGTGTAATCCTGCATTATACTACCCCCTGCGTTACGTCCTGCGTAATCACTGTAAATGTAGCAATAAGCGGCTCTGCACTATTACGCGCATTGGCCCCCGGTACTTCCATATCCACGATGTAGCTATATGTTGCATCTGTAGTGAAATTGTAGTCGCCAACAGCGCCGCCGGTCGGCGCCCAACGCAGCATTAGGAGCTCATTGTTTTCAAAACGCTGCCGCAACGCATTGAATACCATCCCGTCGGCTTCCGTGTAAAGTACCTCAATAGTCACGCGTTCGGCAATACGCTTTCCCATTGACACGATGGGCGTGTCCGTTGCCTGCGGCTGCGTCTCAGAAAAACGCCGGGAGCGGCGCGGGGTGCGGATTGAATTGGCAAAGCCGCTGACATCCACCCAGTTAATGTTATCGGTCGAGTATTCTATGAAATAGCAGCCCTGTGGATTGGCGGTTACATGCGCCTCAGTAAATAGTCCACACCATGCTGCCTCGGCATCACTATTAAGCGCCCCGACCACAGCCGGGAAGCCTGCCGCATAGCCGCCGGTAAGACGGTCGGTGCGAATTACGGATGGGTCATCGCTGCCGGTCTCATTAATAAATGATGTGTTGTTATTGACCTGGCGTGCGATCCACACGTAATCTGTCGTCAGCACTACACTGCCGGCTAGTGCTATTTCATATTGCGCCGCTCCGACCGCCACGGCAAAATCTGCCGTCTGAGCAAGCAGGGCCGATGGTAGACTTGCCACATCGCTGTAAATCCCTAATCTGTAGCGCGCTCCGGCGGGTGCAGTTACAACACGGAAGCGCAGCATTGATGCAGTTATAGGCGGCTGAATCGGGCAGCGCATGAAAAATGTCCATGTCTGGTTGATGTCCTGCTTGGAGGTAGCAAGACGTCCGCCCACATCATACCAGGTTCCCATTACCCTACCCCCATGAATGAGTTAAGGCGTCGGGAGCGCCGGTCTTGAATCATTGCGCCAAGTACGCGGGCGGCCCCGCCATCATAGACATTAGTAATGAAGGTGTCACCGCCGCCGGTAGCCTGCGCCCGTGATCCTTCAAGCGGCGCAACTGTGACCTGCTCGGCACCAGCTTCACCTGCCACGAAGTTGAAAGCTGTGGGTCGGTTTACGAAACGCGTCATGCCTGCTTGGAAGAACTCTTGCTCGGTGCGTCCCGTGAATCCACCGGCGGCACCGCCTTCACCGGGTAGCTTGTCGCCGGTGACATTGACGTTGATATTGATGTCACGCGGAATTGCAGCGGCAGCACTGGATACGCCTTCAAGGTTTCCGGCTGCGGTACGCGCCCTTCCGCTCAGATTTTCCATAGCCCCGCCAAGATTGCGCGCAGCGTTCGAGCTTTCATGTAATGCCCTGCGGTTCGCGCTGAACCTTTCCTCCATTGCACTACCAACTTGTGCGCCGCGCTCACCCGCCTCTGATAGTGTGCCAACAAACTCGGAAGTGCTCTGGCTCATGCCGACTATACTTTCATCCACTGTCTGCATAGATTCGACTATGGCTTGCATACGTGGCGCCGCTTCTACTGCAACGGTATCTAGTCCCTGTGTTAAATTGCGCGTTTCACGAACTGACATGCCTAATGTTTCGCGCATGTTAGCCATGCGCTGATCAATCGCCTCTATTGATTTGCCGCCGCGCTTCCCCACCTGCGTCATTTCTTTAGTGATTTCTTCTGTGTCTTTCGCAAGCCCTTGTACTGCACCATCCATAGCAAGTAGTTTGTCGGTGCGCTTTTCTATCGGGTCGCCCTCAATGATCTCTACATCACTGATCCCATCCAGTTCTCTTGAGAGTTTACCGGCGGCATCCGCCATGCCCTGTGCGTCAACTGCGCCGCTCTCAAATTGTGAGGCAATTTCATCTATACCTTGAATGGCCTCAAGCGTTGCGTCATCCAGCAGGCCCCACTCATTGGCAACCTGCTGTAAGCCCATAAGCTCAGCTTGTGTAAGCCCATCTAGGGCCAGGCGTTGCTCAAGGAATCCTAGCAGTATGCGGCGTGTCGCTTCTTCATGGGCCGCTGCATTATCCTCAACGGCTTGCTGTGCGTCGCGCAGGCTGCCTTGCAGGTCTGAAAGTTGGCCCTTCTGATCATCTGTAAGATACCGCCGACCTTCAAGTTCGGCTATCTGGTCTTTGAGTTCACGCACTTTGACACGGGCCTCATGCTGTTTCTCGGTGAAGCTCTCAACCTCTTGACTTATTGGCCCGCTCAATAATGTGTGGTATTGTGAAACGGCGTCTTTGGTCGCGGCAATTGCGCCCTCAAGTGTCTCGGCGTCTTGGGATGCGCTTCTCATGCTGACGCCCATATCACTAAAGCCCTCGCTGGCATACTCGCCGGCGCGGGCCGCTTGCGTAGTCTCAAAGGTGACACGATCCATAGTGTCGCCAAAACCCACGCCCAGGCGAATGGCCTCATCAATGACCAAGTTATTATCGCCAAAAATCTTGTCAACTTCCTGCGCGGCCATGCCTTCTTCAAATAGTGACTTGCGTACAGTTTGGGCAACCCGGTCAAATTCTGCGGTGGTCTGAATAGCAACCATCTGAGTGCGCGCGTAGTCTTCCCATGTGCGGCCCGCATCAATGGCCTGTTGTGTGTTGTCAGCTAGTGCGTCGCTTAGGTCGCGGGTGAAGGTAAAGACCTTGCTGGCGCTGTTCAGAACCGGGACTATGCCGTCAGCCACCCAAGAGACAAAGGCGTTCTTGGAGTCTGTGACAATGGCGGTAAGCCGGTCAATGCTGGCCTGTTGGCTATTCACGGAATCACCCAGGCGCTCCATAGACTGCGCCCCGATTTCAAGCACGGCATTGTTAAAGGCTGCCTCGCGGGATAGTCCGGGCATGGCGGCTTGCAGTTCCTCAATACGCGTGCGCACCTGAGCGCTGCTGATCCCGAAGTTGTCAAGACGCGGGATTGACTGGTTTGCCAGGAGCGCGCTAAAGTCTCCAATACGGTCGCCCGCGCTCATGGTCTGGTCGCCCAATGCCACGGCCATGCTGGTCAGCTTGGCTGCTTGGTCAGCATTGTCAGCGAGGCCCATTGACAGGAATTTCGACACGGCCTGCATAGAGGTCATGCTGTCAATAGTGCCGTTAGTCGCCTGGCGGATCTGGCGTAGGAATTTGTCAGCCTCTTGCTCACTACCGGCAAGTGCAGTAAAGCGGTCGGCTACCGTGTTCACGGAAGCGCCGAGCTTCGCCATTTCAAACGTAGCAGTTAAAGCCCCGGCTGCTGCGGCGGCCCCTGCGAATGGCGCGGATTTACGCAGGGCATCAAAGGCATCTTCAATATTCTTAATGCCTTTAGTGTCCGATGATGTATCGACCTGTACTTCTACCCTGTTTCTACGCGCCATTGTTTTCTAATTCACTTCGTAATTTGATTATGTCCTGTATGAGCGGCCATTGCTCTTTGTGCTGTGCCAACCAGTCCGAGATTTTGCCATCTATCTGCCGATTTGTCCAAGCTCGCCACGCGTCATAGTAAGCCCATGATGCCAAGATGCGGTTTAGCTCCCCCGCCGGCCATTCATTGAAGGCCCCTGGGTACGGCTTGATATTCCAACCGCGCATCCTGAACGCATGCGTTAGCTCTCGCGGCGGCGTTGCGCTGGCGTCATCAGCCGTTGCAACCGCCGCGAGTATCATGCTTTTGGGATTTGTGCATAGCTCAGTATTTCGCGCTGCGCAATGCTGGAAATCCAAGTCACGGCACGCGGGTCAAGTTCATGCACGGCGCTCTCATTGTAGCTGCACCAGCCGAGCCGGGCCAGGGTGCGCGCGACGACGCCATTGTATTCAGGCCCACTCATGCCCTGGTCATCCTTACCAGTGCGCTTATTACGCGCCTTGATGTACTCGTCCTTGACGTTTCGCTCCGTGCCGAAATACAACTCCATCGCGCCCTGCGTGAACGGTTCCGGGATGCTGACTTTAATATTGTACTCTTTAAGTTCAGCTTTCATGGTTCCTCCTAACTCGAAATGGTATCGCGGTGAATCTTGTCGCTGAATAGCGAGAAGGAGAACGGAATAGGCGAGGCTTCGGACGCTTCGCCTCCGGGATAGTCAAAGTCCTGGATCACACCGCAGCGCACCTCATACTGCTTGTCGCCAATGGCGCCACCGGCAGGAGACCAGCGCGCGCAGTAGCGGGCATCATCACAATCCTCATCCTCAAACTTAGCGGCAATCGCCAAAAACGCATCTGTCGGCTGCTCGGTATACAATCCTGCAAATAGCGGATTGACCGCAGTGCGCTTGCCGCCGTTGATGATAGGCGTGTCGTCACCGAATACCTGCGTCTCAGCAGTTATGCGCGTTTGTGTCGTATTGCTCACGCTCATAAAATGTCCGCTAATGTCCGTCCATGATCCACATACGCCAGCGGCGCATGGTGCGATCTCTAATTTTACACAACTCTGCGGAATCGAATAACCAGTTTTAGCCATCGTCATTACCTCCGTTTACAGTTGCAGCCTTCGCCATCCGGCGCGGGTGCAGTGATAAATGAAAACGCCTGATCCTGCCAGGCTTTAAGCTCCTCTGCCTCTACGTCATCAATTTCGGCCGCATCTGCATACAGCAGGTCGCCAACCGTCTCGATCTCGTACTTCTTGAGCAGGGTTGCACGTTCTTGCCAGCCCTGCAAGATGTTAAGCGGCGGCGTATTGATCTTGTAAATCACGCCCTTTTCCTCTAGTATACGCAGGGCCTTTGCGCTAAGCGCCTCACCACGAAAAACCTGCCCGCGCCGCTGTCCGGTACTCAAATTGTCCGTTGTGCGATAAAGTGCCATTAGAATACCCTCACCTGAATTGTGCAGCGCAGCCCGGCGTAGAGGTCGCTAGTGTATGGAAAGGTGGCGCGCTGGATGTTGTATTGAAAGTTGCGTATACCATCTATGCCGAATAGCGATCCGCATGATTGATCATCAAAGATGGTCTGCAAAGCATCGAAGGCGCATGTCTGATTATAGATGTTTTCACCAAGATGATTGCGCTTTGAAATGTACAAGTCGGCTATGATAGTGAAGTCGTATTGAATGGTGCCGTTGGATTTGCTAAAGGTCGTCTTGCTCGTGTCACCCTGGGAGTCTACCGTCCCGCTGTTGTCCCAGTACACCTGTAGTGTGCCATTGTCATTGATGCCTTCAGTGATAGGGCCAAGACATACGCCTGAGCATGATGTCTCTTGCTGCCTGACGCCGGAGCTTTGCACGCGCTTCACAACGGTTGTCGCCGCGCCGAGTGTGCGCGCCACTGCATTGACTATCTGCACTAAGGTTATCGTTCCACTCATTTTTCCACTATCCAGGCCACTGCATCATCGAGTAGCTTTTCGATCTTCGCCAAGTTCTTCTCAAGTGCGCCTTGCAGATAATGACGGCGGCGCTCTTGTTTGGGCGCATACACCACATTACTACCCACTACGCCCATGATACGCTTCCCGCCTGCGCTGGTTCTGATCTCTGGTGTAATGCTGGCGCGTAGTCTGCCGGTTTTTACCGGAGACAGGCGCTTGGCGTCACGCTGTACAAGGAGTGTAGCCTTGCGCATGGCATTGAGCAAGCCGTCGCCATCCAAGTCGCGGATGACTTGCTCTACCTTCTTTTGGGCCTCTTTTAGTCCCTTGATTTCTATTTGTATATCTGTGGGCATAATGCAAAACGCGCCGCAGCACAATTAAGTGCTTGCGGCGCTCCTTTCGGGCTGCCTAATGTTTTACCTTACTACTCTATTATACACCATAATCGCTATGGACGCAACTTCGCCATGGTCTTGAACTCCCGGCGTATCTCTGCGGTAGTGGGCGACATGCCTAATTCATCCTCAATCGCATCTACGATCATGAGAAGGCCCTGGCGTAGTTTCATCCAAAATTGCCTACTCATCATCGCCGCCCTATCGCGGGCTTGTAGTAGCGGCTGTTTACCAAGATCATCTTAACGTCAGCATCCAACACCTGACGGTATAGAATTGTACCAAAGTCATCACTCGCTAGGGTAATATCCTGTGCGCCTTGTAGTCGCTTGTACCAGCGTGCTGTTTGCATGATGCAGGCCGTGGTGATCTCCTCCGGCGTCGTGATTGAATGGCCCCATCTCGCCGTAACCTGCACCGTGGGCGTGGCGCGCTGGCGGTCAAGGTTGCCCGGCGGGAAGCCCGCCGGACCATTGAAGCTACCACTCGTAAAGATACCGTAGCTTGAGTTGGCGGCAAGAAGGAGCCCGGTGTAGGGTATGCGGTTAAAGTTCGGATCCGCTGCCGGGCCGGAGAAGGCTATCCAGTCCGTACCTGCCGTCCATGCGGTGTAGGTTGCGGATGTGACGGAATCCTTCACTGCAACTGCTGTGATTTCCACGCACTCCTCAATCCATTGATGCGCGAGACCACTACCTGCGTATATCTTCGTCGTTGCAGTGGTTGGCGCGAGGAAGGCTTCTATATCGTTCCCGTCGCCGTCTTGTTGATAGTGTCCGGTAAAGCGGTCGATAGCATTTCCGGCGGCGAGGATCAGGGCCTTGATTACTGGATCATCTTCCTGGACGGTTTTGTCTATGTGTTGACGTACTTCTCTAACGGTTGTATAAGGCATGTTTTTACCTTCCTAAGTTATTCATTTGCTCTTTTTGAGAATCTTGCGTGCGATTATGTATGGGCAATCACGCTTGTGTGCCTTCTGGCTGTCAGGATTTGACACAGCGGTCAAATCGGCCTCGCAGTATTTACATGTCCACACTGCGGTTAGGCGGTGGGATGTGGCATCAATACCGATCTCCGTCAAAAACGGTTCGTCATAAACTATTGACTCTAGTATCTTGCGAATAGATTTCTTCATTATGACACTCCTGGGTAGTATCCGAGAATCTCATAGAATGTCTCGGAATGTCGATTGACGAATTCCATAACGGCAACACGCGCACAGTCGTCTTTGTGGTCGCTGTCCGCGTACACATTATCGATCACCTCTCCGCAAAATGCGCAATGATTCGGGGTTAACTGTACTTTTCCTGAAGCATGTATGCTATTAGAGATTCTTCCATTGACGTGGCTATACACACCATTTTCTGAGACACACCATCATTGATCTCTAGCACATCAGTTATAGCGAAAAATCCGTGGTTTGCTAGGTCTTGCGCCTTGACATTCATTTCTGTAAGAATTGACGCATGAACATTAACCTCTATATACCAAGTTTTCTGGTCTTCTTCGACCTCTCTAATCATTGCCTGAGACCAATTGTAGCAAGCATTGATTAGGAAGTGCGTGGTTATCATGCCGCCAATGGGCTCCCATCCATACTCTGAGAGAACACGCACCTTATTAGTTAGTTCTGGCGCTGACCTTGCGGATACAATTGTATATTGTTTCATGACTTAACTCCTTTCGGGTTTTTATTGTTTTGCATACCTCATCACCTTTTTATAAAATGGCTCAAGTGAATCGAGGATAAGCGCAGTAATGACAACCATAGAATAAAATCCTATGGCATAGTGGGAATCATGTACAAGCACATTGACGCCAACATGTACACATGGCAATATGATTATGGAAGTAAGCACGAGCAAAAATAAACTTACAGTGAGCCATTTGATGATGTTCACGCCGGAACATATCTCAATGAGACGCATTGAATTGTACGCAGTTAGCAGAAAAGACGCAATCGCCGCTATGCCTCTATATTCATAGTTCGAGTGCATCGTTATTTGCGCCATGATCATGGCTGAACATGACCATGTGAAGTGCGCAAGTTCTCTATTCTCGATGTCATTCATGGTCAACTCCTGGAGGGTGGCTTTTGTCCGACCCTAAGATGATCACCATACCTTTCGTTAATCCAGCGTTCATCAAATCTATGGTAGGATGTCAAAAGATCAGATGCGTTCATGGTTTCATCATGAGATGTCGCATAATACAATAGTTCTTGGTAGAACATTTCTTCATCATCCTTAGAAATGATTGCCTGCGCAATGAATCCATGATTTGTGAATACCTGCACATCTGCTATGAGTTCTAAGTACTCTCTGTTTTGCAATCGTATGTTTTGCTTGAACTTGACGCAATGCTCCGGTATTGTCCTTACCATTGCTTGATACCAGTTAAAACCAGAGTTTACACAGGCAAATGTTGTAATGACGCCACCTGATGCACGCCATCCGCGCTTATTTAGATCGTTCACATAACTAACAATGCCTGGCGCGTCCATTGCTGATACGACTATGTATTGATGTACCTCATCATGATATAGTACGGGCGTTATTTCATTCATGTCTCAACTCCTTTCGGGTTTAGTTACGTCTTTCATTGCTTTATGGAAACTCATCTGCAAATAGTACTAACTCTTGACAGCGGCATTGTATGATATTTCCCAATGATGCGCCCATGCTTTCATCACCTGGATACATCAGGCGCTCGCCGCTAACTGTAAATGGCGTATCTATAGGTCGCTGTTGTCCGTTGGCCGCTCGATGGTTAAAGTTATCTGTCGGCTTAGCTCCGCGCTCCCTCCCATCCAATGTCGTCAGCCACTCATGCCCGGTGATGTCCACGCCATCCTCGCGCCACACATCATACAGGCGCCGCGTCCCGGCATTGCTGGCGCGTAGCGTTTGGTCACGGGCGATTAGCTCAAGCCGGTTGGTGGTCAGTCGCTTGCAGGCGAAGAAGGCAGCCTCGCTCAGGTCGTCGGCTTCACAATCTGCCTTCCCTATCCATCGCTTGAAGAGGGTGTCAATTGATTCCATAGTCTGCGGGATTGACCACCCGCGCACCTGGGCTTCCTGGATGATCTCATTGATTAGGGATGAGGAAGTCTGCGCTATCTCGTCGGCAAAGGTCATGGTGTAGTCGTTTAGCCAGTCACCGGCAAACAAGTTGGTCACGTCGAAAGCGAAGCCGTATGCCAGGGAGGTTAGGTTTGCCTGCGCCGTCACGAGCCCCTCAAGCTGCGGAATGAATATCCCGGCCCATTCGTCGCCGGATTCATTGAGGAAATAGTCTCGCAACTCTTGGCTGGTTGCTTCCCAGTTGATGGTTTGTTTCGCCTGGCGGGCCTTTTTCTTTGCCCGCATGATGATCTGCATTACAGCGCGGCGGTCATTCTTGAAGCCTTCAAGTGCGGCATCCTGCAAGATGGGCTCATACTCAATGGCTACGGCATCGCGCTGCTTCCATAGCATTTCCTTCTGCTCGTGGTCAAGACGCTTGATCTGACGCGTTTTGGCGCGGTCGGTGTCGTCTTCGGTAGCCTCTACTGCCCCCGCTTCATCATCTGGTAGTTCCTCAAAGACCGGCTGCATGATGGTTTGCAAGTTCACCTTGAGCACATCACCATTGGGTAATTCCGACAAGCCGGCGGCGCGGCGGTATTCATTCATCGTCACGGCGCTGGCATCCCATCCCTCAAGTAGCGCCGCCTGCCTATCTGCGCGGATGTCTTCAAATGCGGGTATCTGCGAGTAGTCAAAGCGGATGAAGTAACCGCTATCGGGCTGCCCCAAGTAGTAGTTATACTCCTGCTCAAACCAGCCAAGTTCTGGCACCATCGTATCTTCCCAGAACGCCTTGCGCGCCTCTCGATAGTTTTCGTAGGTAGAACGCAGTAGGCCCAAGCGGGCGCCGACAAGGATCAGCGGAACGCCGAACACCATCGCTATCCGGCTTTCATTGCGCTGGTCTATGAGGTCTAAATCCATTTCTTCCGGGCTTAACATGATACGCTGATACTCACCGTCGGCATCCGTCACGCCGACCTCCCCGCCGTATAGCTCCTGCCAGCGCTCCTTGATACGACCCATGACTTCCTCGTCAAGCGGCATACTAAAGTTGAGTATGCCGTCCATTGTCTTCCGCATCTTGTCGATGAGTTCTGAGAAGTATAGGGTGATGTCGTTGTCCATGTCCACGTTGTATGCGGCGGCTGACAAGGGAGAAAGGCCATAGCCCATGCCCTCAAGCGGATCCAACAGATTCGGCAATTTGACATGCATCATGTCTTGGGCCGGGATACGGACGGCCCGCTCGGTGTCACCCGGCAGCACACCTTCGGGCGTGTAGATGTAGCCGACCTTCGCAAAGCCGTTCTTGGAACGCACTAACTGTCCGTAAGCCTTGCGCTCATATCTGGTCATGGGCCGGCGCCAAGTATCCATGACATTATTGCCGCGCTTCTTTGCTGTGATGATGTCATAGTTTTGCAAGGCGATTATCCACACGCGGTCGGGACGCAAGGGGTGTAAGCCAATGGGTAAGCCGGTCTTGGGGTCGCGATCAATCATCACGAATGAGTTGCCGTCGATGTTCAAATAGGCTTCATTGAGGCCCTGAAACTCCGGCTGACTCTGGTATGTGTTCGGGCGGTCGAGAAGCTTGGTCAAGTCGTTGTCTGCGGGCAATACTTCGGGCTGATCCCGCGTACCCTCGTAAGCCCGCAGCGGCGCGGCGGTGATGGCGCGAACCTTATACATGATGCAGGCATACACCAGGGCGTTGCGGTTGAATCCGTCCAGCACATAGCTTTGGTAATCCGTGATGTGGTGCTGTGGTATCTCGGCGCGTGAGGAGAAGTCTAGCGGCATGAATTTGGTGTTTACGTTGCGCATCCGGCGCTCCACGTACATCATCATTTGCAGGTCTTCATCGCGGCGCTGCTTAAATAAATTAGCTTTGTAAACCTTTGGCCTAAATAATCGATCAATCCATTGCGGCATCTATCACCTCGCTTACCCGAATCCTATCCCACGCCGTGTCTTTATCGCGGTCTCTGACATCGCCCCGGCGACTATGCTATCCGGCGGATGTCCACTGCCGTAAAGGTCGTCGCGTGCAGCATACTTGTACTCATTATACATCCATTTTATCATCGGCGCAACTATGCCACGATCCTCAACAGTCGCAATGTGATTTGTGAACATATTCTTGCGCGTGTTGCCGGTCATGATGATAGCCTGTGAGCGCACCGTGGAGTAGTCGGCTACCACGTCACCTACGCCCGTACCATCATGCGCCGCCTTGCCGCCGTAGCGTTTAACACGGCGGTCATAGCGTGATACCATCTTGGGCCACGGCTTGCGCTGATGCCGCTCGAAGGCTACGAGACGCCAGGGAGACACATCATAACGGATGGTAACAATGACGGTGTGATCTTGCTTCTTGGCCCAGTCTGCGCCCGTGGCATAGCGGGCATTGCGGAGCTTACTCTTGCATACGGCGCACTTCTTATGCGTGGCGTCGGCGGCTATGATCTCCCAACCGCAGACAGGACACACAAGCATGGGCGGCTCGATCTCGATGTATTCACCGTTGCGCCCTTCAAATGTTCCCAATTTGGGATCAAACATCTGCTCAACCTTCTCCGGCATAATGGCACGGCCTTCCGGTGACGGTTCGTTAAGGTCATATTCCACCTTCCACATTTGCGCCGGGATCACGGTGCGCTTGTTTTCTACCTCGGAAGGGAGAAGCCAGCCGCCCTCTGCGCTTGTCTCTTGGTATCCCCAATAGTGGACGGGCCAGCCGTGCTTGTTGGCGCGTTTGAGCACTTCCGTCATAACGCCATCGGCTTTGTGGTGCGTGGAGCTAAGGACGGTCTGCGCCTTGATGACTACCTTGCCATTTTCTACCACACTCATGGGTTGACCCAACGCCGCGTCTAGGAGGTCGATGGACATTTCATCAACTTCATCCCCGCGCAGCTTGGGTGCGTGTGGCCCTCTAATGCTCTTCTGTGATGCCGTTAGTGCATTGACCGTATTGCCCCACACAAAGCGGTGCAATGTTGTCAGCGGTTCGCCTTCCCATAGATGCTTGGGTGAGTTCTGCGCGCGGTAGAATTGTGTAATGTAATCCTGGATCCGCTTTGCCTGCTCAAAGCTGCCGCCGAGGATACTCACATCGGCTTTCTGCGTCAATGCCTCTACGGTAGAAAGGAGTGCGAGCAGGTATGACTTTCCCGCGAAGCCACGACTACCTACCCACACGACAACAGGTGATTTGGCGAAGCACGCATCACAGAAGGCCCGCCACGGTGTTGAGTGTCCCTCTACCACTACCTGGTCAGGGATACATGCGCCGAAGCATAGCTCTACGAATTCACGAAGGGCGCCCTCGGAGGTGATGGGTAGCTTGAACTTATGTGCGGTTGTCATTGTTTTACGTTCCTAAAACATTAGAGTATATCAGTTTGACAAATATTAAGTTATCGTGTATAATTAGATTATCATTATCATCACAAAAGGAGAAAGTCATGACCATATTATACGAGCCCAAAGGGCGCGCCCGTGAGTACGCCCCGCTTGCTGTGAATTTGTACTCAGGATGCACCCACGGGTGTCGGTATTGTTACGTGCCGACAATACCGCCATACAAGTTCAAACCCGATGCCCGCGCAGCTTTTCACGCCTGCGCAAATCCACGCCGCGATGTCATTCGCCAGCTAGAGCGCGATTGCCGCAAGCGTCCCGGCAACGGAGAGCGCGTGCTGTTCTGCTTCACCACCGACCCGTACCAGGACGCAAATAATGAGCACGACCTGACGCGACAAGCAATTGAAGTTTTGCACGCCGCCGGGTATAATGTCCAGGTGCTCACGAAGGGCGGGAAGAACGCATTGCGCGACTTGGAAGTTTTTCTTCCAAGTGACGCCTTCGCCGCCACCATGACACTGCTCTCGCCGGAGCACTCGCGCAAATGGGAGCCTGGGGCGGCGGTGCCGGAAGAGCGCATGGAAACTTTAGAGCTGTTCCACGCCGCAGGTATCCCGACATGGGTATCATTGGAGCCGGTGCTAAATCCTGACAGTGCTCTCGAAATCATCCGCCAAACTCACTCCTTTGTCGATCTGTTCAAAGTCGGCAAACTCAACCATCACAAACTTGCCGAGCGATTCGACTGGCGAGCCTTCGGAATCGCCGCCGTTGACTTACTCGAATCGTTGAGCAAGTCATACTACATCAAGGACGACCTGCGGGCGTTCTTTGAAGATGTGGAGTTAGGCCCACATCACGTAACCGTTACAGACATCGAGCACGCTCCATTAGTCAAGCATGAAGCCCAAGTAATGCTTCCTATGATGATGCCTATGCCAAACCTCGCCAACTCCATGTAAGGCGAGGAAGTTCTTAAAATATTCCCACCCGTTTCTAAAGAAAAGTGTGGGAATATTTTTTATCATTTCTTTTGTGAATCCATTTTCGACTAGCATCAATCTAGGAAGCGATCCAACTACGCTTTGAATAAAGGTTACAAAGACTATGCCCCGGTAGTTTCTCTTAAATATCACGCTTAGTTGATCGTATGGTACGCCGTAGGCGTCTAAGTCTATTACATCAAATTTGTCTATATTCATTGACGGCAAAAATGACATATTATTTCCAGGCAAATGAAAGCCTACTCCGTGGTCATCTTTAATCTCTATGGAAATTCTGTTTATGTTTCTGCCAGTTGATGATGAAACTGCGCTCCAAACCAATCCGCCGCCACCAAAACAATCTAATACAGATATTCTATCTGTTTTTGTCGGAAGATGACCAGCTCTCAGCGCCACTTTGTCCGCAAAAAAGCTATTGTCAGTTTGAACCATATAGCACCTCGATTCCTGGAATTTCGTCAAAATCGCTTATTGCATCCCTAACTTCATCTGCCCTGTCAACGTCTACGCTTATGAGAACATGTAGCATTTTTCTTTGTCTGATACGCTCTGTTTCTTCTTTCAATAACTGCTCTGTTTCCCCTAATTCGCTTTCTATAATGTAAAGCAACTCATCCTCAGTGAACAGTCCCTTCGTCACCTCCGGCGTCTCACTCTCCAAGCATCCAAGCACCGCCGCGTCCCACTCGGCTAACTCGGCGGCGCGGTTATCGTAAAGCGAAAGGCGGCGCTTCTGCTCCTCAGTAAGCCCTGACCTACGCACGGCAATAATAGTCTCGCCGTCAGCTTCAATGACGCGCACCTTCTCAATACCGGCCAGGGCTGCGGCTTCGATGGTGCCGTTGCCGGCCAGGATGTTGCCGTCTTCATCCACTACGATGGAGCGCGCTGCGCCCACTTCATTCAGGGACGCCTCAATCATTTGCAGGTTGCGCTCGGTACGGCGGCGCGGGTTCATTTGGTCGGGCTTAAGGTCTTTGATGTGGGCTATTTCTTTCATGTTACCTTCCTAATTCATTCATCATCACTTTTCAGGTATTGCAGGCTCGCCATCTGCATACCTAGCTTCTCAATAGCCTCTATAATTGCGTCCGTCACTTTGTCCACATCCTCAATGGTGCATGTGCTTCCGTCCACCTTGAATATAGATGCTTCAAGTTCTATGTGTTTTTGATCATTCATGTTCGATCACAATTATCTCCGTGTCATTAAAAAGCGGAGCGCCGCCCTTGCCTGTCACCTCTTGCCGCTCGGCGCGGTCGGGAATCTCAAGCACCTTCGCCAGCAAATCCTCAGAGGTATCCAGGGCCGTGGCAAGTTGGGAGATAGACACATCGGGCTTGATGGTGCGAACGATGACCTTCGTGCCATCCGGCTCTTCCGTTTTGGTCTCGCTGATCTTCCACTTCTTGAGCATGGTCAGCATTTGCGCCGCGGCCTCTTGCAGGTCGGCGGCGGTCTCATACGTGCGATGGTAGTACTCGGCGCGGCGCTTGGCCCATAGCTCGCGCTCCTCTTGCTCCTTGCGTGCAAGTTCTATCTGATCAAGTTCGTTCTTGATCTCTTCTTGTCGGGCGATGCGCGCCTGCCAATCGTACATTATAGACCATTTGCTAATTGTATTTAATTTTGTGGTCGGTGGGGCATTTTCACTGGAAGGATACTGTAAATATTTCTCTATCAGGGAAGCGTGGGATCTCTTTGGCCCTAAGTCATAGTAGTCATTCAGGGCTTGCGTGTGTCGCTGAAGCTCGCCCTTTGCGCGAGCCAGAGGCCTGTCATTGTCCCACTCCACTCCGTCCTTGACCATTATGCCGTCCTCACTTTGTCCACATTTTGCTTAATTATAAGGTATAAATATACTACTATTTTGGCTCATATTAACTACTTGATACAATGTACTAGCTACTATAGTATGGCGTATCTACTATTAGATACAATTTCCGAATCCTCAAAATGCTCCCACGCGGGTATTTTTACGAGTTGTTTCAACACTTCATTTTTGTACCATCTACCTAGTACAATGATACCACATGTTAGTACGATATGCTACCTAGTTAGTACAATCTCGATTCTGTAAATTGTAGCATTTTTCGTACCTACTAGTAAATACAATATACTAACTAGTGATAACATTGTGCTAACTAGCTATAACTAGCTTGTCCTAGCATCGTTTAGTGCGATTTTTAGCACGAAACCGCCACCACACCGCTAGTGCCCATGCCTGCATGAAGTCGCGTAGCTCAACGTGCTTGATGCTGACCTGGTGAGGGCGAATCTTACAACTGCGCTGATCACGTTCGCACTCATGACAGGCCCACGGAGTTGAGCATGTGTTGCGCTTCACTGGGCCGCCTTCTTGTAAACTCGGCACTGCCTCCCGTCAACATAGGCCATGCGGGAAGTCAGCGCGCCACCGGTGCGATACTTATCAAGCTGCCGGCGGGCTTGTCCATGATTGATATGAGCATCCGGCTTTTCAGAGTTGTAACGCGCCATGTACTCATTAACGGTAAATTCATCCTCCTGGCGCTCCTCCGATTGCCGCATGGCTAAAAGCTCGGCAATCGCATCATCGTCATTCGTCCACTTAACTTTCATCATTGACAGTACTCCTGCTCCTAATATCTAGCCGTTTCTTGATGGGCTTAATGCGCCCGACTTCACCGTCTACAATTTCAATCGCCAGCAATCCGAAGTCCTGATACTGCACTGATCGCGTAGCCTGATGCCCGTAACTGCCCAGGCCGCAATATGAGGGTAAGGTGATATAGTCATAAGTCAGCAGCTCGCCGTCCCATTCCTGATGATGTGTAATCCACACGAATGAGTGATAATGCCCGGATAGATAGATGCGCGCCGGCTGCTCACCGAGGCTGCGCTGGCGATAGATCAAATCCTTCAAATGGTAAAGCACCTGATTTCCGCGCGTCCAATCGCGTATCCCCGGCCCAGGCCCGTGGTGCTTGTAGTCTATCTGTACCCCGTCAATGTCTACCAGTCCGTGATAGAAAAGTTCAACTGCGAGATCGGGAAACTTGTCCTTGAGGAAGCCTGCAATTAGTGTCTCAGATCCCGCATCACCAAACGTGTGGGCATTGGTGCCCGCGCTCATGTAAACGTGCGTCGGCTTGAGTGCTTCTACGATATGCATGGCATTGGCCCTGGCGATCAATACCTGATCAGCAAGTCGGTTGGTCATCAGTCCATCGGTGTGCTTGCGCCCGTGCGTCATGTCGCCCAGGTTCTTCAGGATGATCGGGTCGTTACCGGCGAAGGCTTTGGCTTGCTCGATCTGCTCAACCCGATACTCCCATAGCAACTTCTGAAATGGCCCAAGCTGTGGCTTCGCGGGCTCCGGCCTCCCGACCTCATTGTCTGCGGGTAGCACTGCATTAGGATTGCACAGGCCAAGCCGATGGCCGGCATGTTCATCGGAGGTGACGATAACGACGTAACGTGCCATTAGTTACGGCCCTCAAACATCTTCAAATAGTAGGCATACTCATGCATTAGCGCTTTCCTCCCCCCTTGTGAACATGGCCTAAACTCTCCACATAGCCCGCCACGATACACGCACTTGGGAACCATGACTGAGGCTAGTGCAGGATCGACCTCACGCAGCGCATCCCGGATGCCAAGCATTACGGCGCGGGTATCCTTATGCGCCTTGAAGCATAGTCGTACCTTCGCCATGTCAATGAGGCCCTGTGCATTAATCTGCATGGTAATGTCCCGCGTTCCCTCCTTGCCACCCCGGTCGGGCCGTTGCGTCCTTACCCAGGGCTGTACACCGACGTGATGACGCACAAGGTGCGTATGCACCCGGTTGCTTATCCCATCAATCTCTATCCAGAAAAGCATGGCCCTAATCGGGCTATGCTCTGAGAGATAGGCACGTAGTAGGAAGTCGCCACGGTCGGCCATGCTAAGCCGCTTCTCGGTCGCTGCGCACCGAGCAAAAGCCTGGTACATGTCATGGGCCGTTGATTTGCGCCACACTCTAATTTTCATTTCCACGTGATGCCTCCATCTGTATGCACTTGGCATAAAGCGCGCCAGCGCAAAATGACGCGAATTTCGCGTCCACTTCATCAGGATCATACCCGGCCTCCCGCAACATCTCGTTTATCTCTTCGCCCGTCTCCGGCTCTACCTCGTCAAAGAGTTGGGCAAAAGCGTCTATTAGTTCCTGGTCGCTCTTTCGCTTGCCTGTGTTCATTAAAACAGCCTCCGTTGTTCAGCCCGCGCCCGTTCGCGCCGGGGCTGCTGCCCTTGAAATAGCGGCGCGTCCAGTTCCACCGCGCCGGTGATGTCCCAATGTTGTACCCTAGCGCGGGCGATGTCTAGGTAGTCGTCTACCATGTCAATGCCCACCACCTCATCCCACCCGTCCTGCAATGCCGCGAGAACCTCGGAGCCTGAGCCGCAGAATGGGACTAATAGCCGCCTTGGGGTTTCGCGTGGCGGGGGGAGCAGTAGCGTAGCGATGTAACGCAGGATTTCGAGCGGTTTCACCGTCGGATGGATATTGCCCGTGGCGCGCTGGCGTTTGGGCGTCTGCTCCCACGTCTCTTTGTCTATCCGGCGGAATCCCGACGGGCGCCGTTTGTCGCGTACCCAATAGAAGTCATCAAGGCCCTTATGGCGCTCACTCGGTGAGGATTTCGCGCAGTAGTAGAAGCGGGCGGCGGTGCCTGTGTCGGCTCCGCGTGGGTTATTGACCACACGTGCCTTATGGCCGGTGCGCCACGCGCCATGTTTCATTTCTGGCAGACTTCGCCCTTGTCCACCACTTGGCCGCTCCCCGCTCTGCTCCGCAAGGGCACGGACTTGGCAGCCGGGCCGCTCGTGGTCGTCGGTCTCGCACTCACAGCTTAGTAGCGTATTCTGTGGGAAGGCACCTTTGGTGGTGGTGCCGCTATACTGTTGTTTAGCTCGTGTCCCTGACCCTTCGCCTAAAAGCTGCCCATTCTGATAGGCATTATGGCATAGCGGCCTCACTGTGCTTTCTCCCCACCTCTCAATCCTACACCCGCCCACGTTCAGCCCACCGCAGCCCCACACGCGGGCGTTGTTGGCGAAGGTGCCGTCGCGCTGATTCTGCGCGATGATGATGGGCTCGTGTGACGGGCGCAGGTTGCTGTGGTAGTCGTCCCAATCGCGGGCGAGGTCGGTGGCGGGTGCGGTCTGCTTCGCTTGTCCGCGTGTTTCGCTATAAAGTCCCGCCCTTGCTGTGGCGCGCTGATACGTTCCGTTTGCGAAACGCTTGCGCCCCACAACCTCCCGTTCCGCCCCCGCCTCCTCATCCAACTTCTTGGAGATATTGGCACCCTTCGCAAATCCCTGCGAGTGCATCCACGCGATGCAATCACGGATTTCGTACCCGCCGAGCCGCAGCCCTAATGACAGGAAATCCTGTGTGCGTGTCCCGCCAAACGCAAATAGCAGCGCGCCGGGCTTCTGCACCCGTCGCACGGCTTGCCACGCCGCAGGCGAGGGCATCACATCCCACTTGCGCCCCATAAACCCGGCGCCAGTGTTGTACTCTTGCATAGCAAGCCACGCCTGCAGCAGGTCGATGGTTTTACTCGTCGTCATGTCCGCCAACGCATACGGCGGATCCGTCAGCACCGCGTCAAACGTGCGCGGTTCCATCTGCGCGAGCACTTCAGCCACGTCACCGAGGTAAAAGGTTGCAGTACTCATCGCCGCAACCTCCGTGCGTTAGCGCGCCAGCGCCAGTTATCCGTATCGCGTACCGTTATCCAGATCCGCCGAAACACACGCCGTAATCCGGTCGCCCGTTGGTATCTGCGTACCACTGCCTTGTTGTACGGGCATGTGTCGTCGCAACGGTACAGGCTGCACCAGTTACACTGCATAGTATTCATACCCCCGCTTGTGTTGTCCACCGTAAACAATGCGGCGCTGCTCAATTTTCTTCAAGGATACCAAAACCCTCAAATTATGCTGAATCCCACCTCGCGTCACTCCGAACCTTCGTGCTATCTCGGCACTTGTGCGCCCAGGATATTCACGAATCACGTCAAGGATGTCAGCTTGTGCCGGTGATAGTTTCATCAGGTATTCTAAACTCCTTGCGGTCTTTGAACTCCTGCTGCTTCCCCACATGCCACCCCTGTACAGGCGATAGGTAGCCGACGATGCGTGAGAAGACATCGCACGGCACGCCCGTCGGTACTTCTTCCTCTGTTTCTTCTTCCAATGGTTCGACCTCGTTCATTCCTCACCACCCATGCCAGAAAAGAACTCGAACAGATACCCTAGTGCAACGCCCATGCCGAAAAACAGAAAGGCGATGAAATAGGCGATGGTAAAGATCACCTTTAGCGTTTCAATGAATGGTAAAAGTTCAGGCGTGAGCCTCTTGATGAACATCTCAAAAAAGTGCAAGGAAAATGGGAAGGTGAAGGTTACACCAATAGTACACTTAGACATAAACCGCCAGCCCTCGCCGTTAATCCGGTTCATGTAAAATCTTGTGAAGTGTATCACAAAGGCACTCGCAATCGTAATCAGCCCTGACGCTATCATAGTAACGACTCCTTTCTTTTGTTTGGTATGGGTGGCGTAAGGTTCTCGTAGTACGACGGATCGGGCGGCGTCCAGTCCGGCGTGATCCCGGCGTCGCACATCTGCGTGGTAATGATCTTGATGCCGCTGTACAGTTCCTTGCGCTCAATCGTCAATGTACTTACGACTCCTCTGAACTCCTGTATTTGTAAGTTGGCCTGTAGCATCTCCGCAGAGTGCTCTTCGCGCATTTCGGCTATTTGCTTCTGGGCGCTCACGAGCTCATGGGTTACTGCCCGCTTATCCTTTTCACACTCTGCGCGCACCATTTTAATCTCGTCTGATAACTGCTTGCGCTCAGTGATTTCTTCACGTAGGCGCTGCTCAAGTGGGCCGATGATGTTCTCGCGCACTTCTGCCAGTATGAGATCATAGGTCTGCGCGGTGGTCTGCTGACTCGTGGCGTGGGCCTGCTCCTGGGTGACGTTGGCCTCAGCCCGCGACTTGCGCCATTGCAAAAGCATGTCAATGAGCTTGTTCACAATGAGCGTGCCACCACCTACGCCGATGATCTCATACCATTCCATAGCTCACTCCGCGTCCATAAACTCGGCGTAGTCGTGATCAATATGGGCCATGCTGATGCCGTAGGACACACCGCCAAGCATAGCGTAAAACTGATCACGCCAGCCGGCGCCGTTCCACCCTGGGCAGGCTGTGGTGAAATAGTCACAATGGCCCTTTACCGTGTGGATGCCGGGATAGAGTTGCATCAGGTACTCGCACAGGTCAGCGGCTTTGCGCATCTGCACCAGCGGCGGCGGTTCATAATCCCACCGCCCTGCCAGGCCGATGCTCAGGTGCAGGTTGGGATCGTCCGGCGTGTGGTCATGCCAAAAGCCGTCCTCAAGGTCCACACAATACAGGGCCTCTCCGCGCGCTGTGATCCAAAAAGTATACTGAATCGTCGGGATTCCCTTACCGCCCTGTGCCTGCGGGCGCGTTGACCATGCCGCAAATGAACTGAGATTATGCGCCATCGTGTGGTGAATCGTAATTGAGTTGATTGCTGCAGTCGTGCGCTTTGTCCACCAGGTGCGTCCGTTTGCAACAAACCACGGATGGTCAGGCGCGTGGTTCTCCGGCATGTCGGCGCGCATGTCCGTCCAGGGATGCTCCGGCGGTGTATCCGGTTCGCGGGCCTCAATGGTCACGCTTTCGCCGTGTAATAGGTAAATCGTCTGTGTTTCGGTCATCGCAACCTCAGCAATGATGCAAAGCCAGCGGCAATACGCAGCGGCAATTCAATAATAAACTTGATAAGCTCAAGCATAATGCACCTCTAAAACAGGTTTGCCAGGGCTGCTAATGCAACCCTGGCAAGTGAAAGGAGACTGACATGAACCGGCAGGGGTGCCGGATTTGGAGCGATTCATTTTTGCATCTTCGCCAGGCGATAAAGCCCGGAACTCCCAAAGCCGCCGGAAATAGCCAATACCAGCAAGTCGATGATCTTCTTGGCCCCGCCGGTGATCAGGCCGTCCTGAATAGCCAGGGCGATGCCGGAGAGCACCGTGCCAATGACCAGAGCCGTAAAGCGCACGGCCTCTCCCTGGATGCCGGTATACTCCTTGATCGCCTGTACTAGCAACAGGGTGAGCGCGGCTACACTTACTGCGCCGATTGCCAGTTCACCGGACTGCGGCGCGGGGTATGGGTACTGGCCGCCTGCGCCCTTAGCAAATACTGGCAGGGCCACCATCAGGGCCAGGACTGCGGCCAATACTACCATCAATTCAAGTTGCTGTCTCTTATTCAATGTCTTACCTCCATAAGTTAAAGGAATAGATGTTCGGCTAAAGTGGGAGAGGGATTCGAGCCCTCGACCTCAAGATTATGATTCTCGCGCTCTGCCATCTGAGCTATCCCGCAACTATACAATACCATTATACACCATAATTATTAATGGCGCAACTTTACGTCATTCACAGCAGCGATGACCTTTGTCTTGATCTCGTCGCCGTAGGCCCGGAACGCAGATTTTAGCTCGCTAGGCGTCATGGTATGCCATGCGCCGTCATACTTAAAATTACGTTCATCTGCAAGATCAAGGATTGCTCCACACTCACACATGTACACATCGCCAAACGGGAACCAGTCAAGACACGTATTGCCCTTATCTTCGCCATGATCACACATTTCAAATCTCCTTTGTTGTTAGGTTAGTAAGATATTAGTTGCTGACTAGAAGAGCCTGATCTGCACTTTCTCGCGCTCTCGCGCCAGTTCGTCATAGTCCGGGTTTAGCTCGATGCTGGCGGCCCGGCGGCGGTGCTGGTGGGCTACGCGCGCGGTGGTGCCTGAGCCGCCGAATGGGTCAAGGACGAGTTGCGGGCGCTTGGGGGCTGCATCGAGTTTGGCGAGGGTAGCGGCGATGTACTTAGGCGGGTGTTCTGGTAGCTCGTCAAGTTGCACTTGCAGGATGGCGCGTTTGGCGACGTTGGTTTCGTTGTCAATGCGGCGTTGTAGCTTGCGGCGCTCGATGTAGTCGTGGAAGGATTGCATGTCGATGTCGGGGTAATGGTTGCATTGAGGGATAAAGGCGAGGGTGTTGTGTTCATGCGCCGCCATTCTGCCCATGTTACTATGCCCGCGATTCAAAAAACACGCGCCGCTCTTTTCGCGGCCCTCGCCGCCGCCGGTGCTGGTAGCACTGCCCAATTGCACAACCCTTCTCCACGCCCTCCCACACACCGGGCACTCCCCCACCGCTGACGTGGACGCCAACAAAAACGGCTCCACGAGATCCGGCGGGAATACCGCGAAGTGCGCGCCGCTGTAGGGGCGGGGGTTCACGCGCAATAATAGCGGGTTGCCGTCGTCGGCGTGGTGTAGGTCCTTTTGCTGTAGGGCTTCGAGTTCTGCGAGGTGGGCGCGGGCTTGCTGGATTTCGTGGACAAGGTGCTGGTTGAGGGGGTCGGTGGTGCGATAGTTGCGGCCAGACCCACGCTCATATTCTATGATGCTCCCATCCCGACATGAGACCATATTTGTTTTTTTGCTACGTCTAGGAGGTCCGCCACCACTATCGCAACTTGGCACCCGCACCGCATCCGCATCATAATAATACCGCTGCGACCGCACGAACTGAAAAATGTACTCGTGCACTTTCGTGGGTCTGTCCTTCACCGACTCCGGCATGGCGTTGGCCTTTATCCACGGCGGATCACTGCGTAATATCCAGCCGTCGGCTTGCAGGGCGAAGGCGATTCTCCACGGGATGCCGAGGAGGTTTTTTGCGGGGATGCCGGTGCGAGGTGGCCTTACGCGATTACCTTGCCTCATACCGGGCTGTCCAACTGTGCCGCCGGGTGCATTTTGCGACAAGCCACCAGACTCGTATGAATCACCCAAGTTCAACCAAAGCACTCCATCATCCCGCAGCACTCGCGCAACCTCACGAAACACCTGCACCATGTGCAGCGTGTACAGCTCCGGCGTAGGCTCTAGTCCCAAACAGCCTGTCCACGCCGGGAACGTCAACGAGGGCAGGTTCGGCATAGGGCGGTATTGGCTGGCGGGCCAATATGTACCGGGTAAGCCGTAGTCACGCTGCTGGTAATACGGCGGCGAGGTAATACAGCACTGTGCTACATTATCAGCCAGAAAAGGCATATTTAGTGCGTTGGCGTTTATCATCGTCATCTCCTTGTCATTACTTCAACCGCCGTCGGCGGATCCGCAACCATGTCAATCGGCACACGCCACATGCCGGAGTTCTTTGCGCACGTCGTCAAGTAGTTAAGCATCCTGTCCGTGCTATTGATTCCCTGACCTGAACCGCTACACAATGCCTCCGCGAATAGTTGCCAGTCACCGCCGAATCGTTCTGTCACGTCTCGTAGACTGGCGCTTTGCTTGGCGTTAAGCTCCACCGGGCGCCCATCGCCCACGGCCATCGTCATCATCTGCACGAACCACAGTTCATAGCTCTTCAACTCATACACGCGTACCTCATATTGATCTGTCATGTACCCGGCCATATCCTCAGCGAAAACTTGAGGAGGCGACGCTATGGAGGTAGTAGTATCAGGATGTGTAGTAGCATCAGGCGGTGTAGTGTCATCTTTTCCTTGAATGACAGGAGTGCCGTGGGCTTTTGCCTCAAAAGCCGGATCCGTACTTTTACATGAATCTTCTATAGCGTTAGGAGGTGCTAGAGCAAGAGTAATCTTTTGTAGTAATCTTATGGTAATGGTTTGCCCATTTTGGCCATGTGCCTTGTCCATTTTGGCCATGTGGTCAGTCACCCTATCGCGCCACACAATCAGTGTTTCTCTTGAAAGCTCTGCGATTCGCTCATAATTTATCGTGTACCAGCGTGTCTGATCACCTGGGCGTTTGTTATAGTTGCCCGTAACAATAACTTCAAGGTCTTCCAGCGCATTGACAATTCTACGTATGGTATGCGATGACCAAAACGGGAACTGCTTTTGCCACTCTTTGTAACTATTGTACACCCACACCTTGTCGTCATTGAAGTGCTTGGAGCGCATAAGCCAGTAGTGAAGCTGAGACAAAAACATGGCCTGGCGGTCACTTTTTAACACGGTTGCGAGGCGAGTGTCAACTATACGTACTTGCGCTTTTTCGGAATTTGTGGTATTATTATCATACATTAGATAAAACCTCCTGCGGTTTTGATTTGGCCCGGCGCTGGTAACGCCGGGCCGCTTTCTTTACTCCACTCTTTGTGACCATGATCGAGTAGCAAAGCTGCCCTTTGAGTCTGGCGCTGTCGCCTCGATCATCTTCTCCTTTACATCGTCATGCGTTTCAAGATTCATGAACCATCGCAACGCATACCGCACAAGCGCGGAACGCTTCACGCCTATGCGCTTCGCCTCTGCGTCAAGGACATCACGTAGCTCTTTCGTGATCCTCACGCCCTCTGTTACCTGCAAGTCATATACGCCCGGTTTACCTGTCATCTTGTTTAACCTCCCTCTATTATACCATACTCGCCCTAGTCATGCAAGTCACACTACTACTTCACCTCTTGAATATACCAACCGCTTGACACCTCATCGGCGGCTATCTTGACGTATTCCAGGTCGTCTTCCTCGTTTACCATGTGTATTACGCGCCTTACCCTGAGTATGATTTTTCCGTATTTGTTATCTTTGGCGCGCGATATTATATCATCCTTACGTGGCACAATATCGCTCCAATAGACAAAGTACTGTACTTTGCCATGATGTGAATATGATACACCTATCTTCATGATCTATCTCCTTTCGCATTATGATGGTAAGTTCATTACCTCAACCTCATCCGCTATACATCGACAAATCTCCTCGGCGGTATGCTCTCCCTCGATAATAACGGGCAGATACCACTCGCGCCCGCGCCACAGGATGATCACGAGGCGGGCGCCGTCGGTCATGATGCTGTGCTGCTTGCTGTCAATCGGCGGAAAGTGCTTATTTAGCTCCTGCATGATCTTGTCAGGCGTCATGCCCTTTACCCTCAACTGTCAGTAGGTACGCCCGTGCTATCTGCTCCGGGGTGGCCCTGATACAACGCCACACTGACTCCGTACAACTATCTGGTGAAAAATCCAGAACGTCACCGAGACGATATGCGAACTTGCGCCATAAGTCGCGCCGTTCGATGTCATCAAGCAGCATGTCGGCGTGCTCGCGGTTGATGCATGGCTCGAAAAACACACGCCAATTTTCACTCGGTGGACGTCCGATATTCCACAGCTTGCCCTCACTATCATGCCACATTGTCCAGGGCGGGCATAGATGTACGCCTGCTGATCTCCAACCCAGAGCCCGTGCGCAGCGTCGGGCGATGTCCTCTTGCATTTGTAAGTCACTCATGACGCCTCCTTATTCTCTTGCCACTCAAGGACATGGAACTCGTGGAGCTTGAGGCCAAACGGCTCGCCATCAACCATGATGCTAACTGCACCGTACTGGTTGCATATCGCGTCGTAGTCGCCGGGCAGTGCGCCGCAATCCCAACCACGCACATAGCTATTAAGCCGTATGCGCTTTGGCATGAAGTCCGGCTTAGGGCATACATGCCTACCCTGGATAGCTGCGGCCCGGTAGTAGTTGAGCGCCTTTAAGAGTTCGTTGCGCTCCTCGACCAGACACGCAAAGCAGTAGTTTTCAAACAATACGCCTTTATGTTTTTCACAGCTCATTGTTTTTCTCCTTACCAAAAATTAAACCGACATAGCGGCCTAACAATGCCGACCAACTTGTCCTTTGTGATCCAGTCAATAAGAATCTTCTCGAGCTCAGGAGACGGCAAAAAGGTAATCTCATCCGCAAAGAATCGCATCGGCACGCCATTCTTGCGTATGATGGTCTTGTGCGCATATCCTCGCACTTGAACCACGTCAATTATGCCAACCTCAATGATGGCGCTCTGATCTCCGCTTGTGTAGAGCTTCCAGTAAATACTGCCTTCAATTGGCTTGATGCTTCCGCGAGCGTAGTGCCTTCGTAACCATTGGCGGTATTTCCTTTCCATTTCACTCCTTCGTATTATCAAACTAAAACAATAACGGCTGTACTGGCTTAACTTCTTCCGTATCACCGTCAGCCTCAATTATCGCGGATACCCCGGCGCTGGCGATGCGTTCGGCGGCCACGTCTACCCAATGGCGGTCGATGTCGCAGCCCACGAAGCGGCGACCGAGCTTGACGGCGGCGACGCCGGTGGAACCGGAGCCGAGGAAGGGGTCGAGGATAAGGTCACCGGGTCGGCTGCTGGTTTTAATGACGTGTTCTAAGAGCGCGGCGGGTTTTTCGCAAGGGTGTTTGCCCTTGTACGTCTGCACCGTCGGGAATGTCCACACGTCGGTGTACTGGTCTTGAGCGGTGACTTGGAATGGGCGGCGGAGGTCGTCGTATTCGCGGCGGAGGTAGTCGCCGCCGTGTTGGTTGAGTAATTCGCGTAACTTGGTGTAATGCTCTTTGGTTGGCAATAGCCATTGAGACACTGAAAAATAGTGTCTTGACGCCATCCCGCCGGAAGTTGGGCTAAATCCGCACGCCACATTAGCCGCGATTTTACCCGTAGTGCTGAGCATCCCGGCGCGTTTAAATTCATCTACGATGTAAGTTCTTAGTGGCTCAAACACAAACCCGCGCAACTTATCACACTCGCGCTGGTATCCGCTTTCACTTTTCGCGCTGCTGTCCGCGCCGTAATGCTCCGCAAAGATGATGCGCTCGGTTTGCGGAAAGTATGCCCGCAACATCTCTTGTTGTACCTTCTTGTGCCATCCCGCATCTTTTATCCACACCACCGAATTTAGCACATTAAACCTCTCCCCCACCAAAACTTCCACCCGCGCCGCCTTCGTCGGGTAAGCGCACACATACAGCGAGCCATTGGAAGCAAGCACGCGGGCGATCCCCTCCAACACCGTATCCAGCCAAGCTAGAAAGGCGTCATCGGTCGGCCATTTGTCCCACGTCGCCTTATTGATGTTATAGGGCGGGTCAAGGAAGGCCAGCGCCACACTCCCAGCCTCCATCCTCCGTATAAAATCCAGACAATCTGCATGGGCGATGTTTACCGACCCACCTTGCACCTTTCCTGTTTTCATGGTATCATGTATGCACATTGACTTTCTCCTTGTCGTAGCGGCTCCCGGTAACTTGCGCCGGGGGCCGCTTGGTGTTTCTTAGAACCAGTCCGCGCTCAGCGAATTTATAAGACCGCCAAGCCCGCATATAGGCCATGATGATTTGTCACGCCTATCAATGGTATAGCGCGGGCGGCGATAGTTAGAATGGCCACTGTGTGTGTATACCGCTATGTAAGAGTATCCACACCGCCAATCTAAATAATGCGCCCGTAATATTGCTGCGTCACGAGTGGCATGATAGCTTTCCACGCTCATAAACGGGTCACGCGCGTCAATCTCCATGCTCACAGCCACTAGCCATTTGCTCACAGCAGCGCCTCAACCAGCGCCATGATCTCATCAAAGTGCGCCGTAAAAATGCTGTGCCACTCCTCGCGTGATAGCGCCTGTAGAAAGTGCGGACCTTCTACATCCAGGTACTCAACATCTTTCCCGGACACGCGCACCCTATTGTACTCAATGCGATCATCGGCGCCGGTTATGCCGACATTGGCGACTATGCTGTCACCCTCACGCCAGCATGATTGTATGACGACGATGCGTTTGGGTATGCTGATTTGATTTTTAGGGCCGGTCTTTTGCATTGCCTTTCTCCCTCACTCAATATGATTCTATTATATCACACTATTGGAATAGTTGCAAGTCGCACGCCTAGACTTGCGCCTTTCTCAATAATGGTGTATAATAGAATCATATTAATTGAATGGAGGAAAATATGAACGAGAACACTGTACAAGAGGAGCATATCCTCAAGACGGCCCTGATGAACCACCACAAGCAGATCGCCGCGCTAGTCAACTCCGGCGTTACCGTCATTGCGCATGATGGTCGTACCGGCCCACGTAAGCCCGGCTCGCTGGCTTATGCCCAAAATGATATGCCGTGGGTTATCCGGCTGCTTGCCGATGATGAGGAAGTGCCCGACTACGCCCGGCATTTCGTCAAGACGGATCTCATGGTCAATCGCAATGAGGTCAGCGTATACGTCAACACCACCATCCCGGCGGTGATTCATGACGGTGTGCCGGGGCGCCGGGCCAATGGGTTCGAGGGCGTGCGGTATGCAGAGAATGACGTGCGCTGGTGGGTGGAGCTTGACATGTCGCGGCGGGAGTTGCCGGATGGGTGAGGTCGTCAAGGTTAATTTCTGCGGGCGATGCAAGGCCGCTGGGCCGCGTGGTCGTGACGGCATTGCCAAATGGAATGACATGCCACGACGGGAGGGGACATGAAACACATAAAAGACGCCATAGTCAATAACTCACTTTGGCTTATCGGCCTCGGTCTAATGCTCGCATCCTCCGGTATCGACGGGGCCTACATGTCTCAGTGGATGCCGCCGGGATGGGAATGGTTGGGCCTAGTGCTCAACACAATGGCTGACATTGGGGGCATGGTGTTGATGTACTGGTTCGGGCGATTGCGGCAGGATCGCAGCAAGGCAAAGCGCCAGTTAGCCTATGCGCTACTGGCTTCTGAAATCGTCAGCGTGGTATACTCGTGGGGATTCTCTTACCTGCAACTGCGCCGCGTTTTGGTTGCAGTCGAAGGCGACGAAGCCGAGGTGGTCGCGTTCTTTGCCGCCGGGTTTATCCCGCTGCTGTTGGCGTTTGTCGGATATGCGCAGGCGCTCTTGGAAGGGCGCATTGTGACGCCGAAAGCGTCGCAGCAAACCGCACAGACTGCGCAGCAAGTGCCGCAGAATGTGCCGACAAGTGCCGCCACTGATGTGGTAGTGACGCTTAGTGACGCGGCAGTGACGCTGAAAAAACCGCAATTTGACGCATGGATCGCATCACTAAATGGCGAGCGCGATACACTGACGCGGAAAGACGTGCTGGATTGGGCCGAGTCACGCGGGCTTGACGTGAGTACAGCGACGGGCAAAGCGGCGCGCGACAAGGTGCTGCGCTGGTGTCGCGGCGCTGGCGTGGAGGTGTTGCAATGAACGAGCATGACACGCTGGTAAGCGCCATACAAAACGCAATCGAGCCGTACCGTCGCCAGCGTCGCCACCTGACCGGCTGGTTTGTCGAAGCTGTACTGAATACCATCTATGAGCAATACGAGCTCATAGAGGATTATACCGGAGAGAACCCAGTCGAGCGCATCACAGATACCGGGCAGATGGTCGAGGTACGGCAGTGAAACTCCTGCAGCTCGTCCTCAAAAAGCGCTGGTTTGAGCTCATAGCCAGCGGACGGAAAAGCGTCGAGTATCGCCAGGCAACCGACTACTGGAAGGCGCGTCTTCACAACCGCGAGTTTGATGCCGTGCGCTTTCGCAACGGCTACGCCAAAGATGCGCCGGAAGTGACGCGGCGCTGGTTGGGGTGTGAATTGTACCTTTTCGATAATGCTGTAGGAGCCAATGGTGAGGAGTTGGATGGGTGGTACTACGTAATCAGCTTGGGTGCGGTGGTTGAGGTATTGCAATGAAACTCCTGCCGCGCATACTAAGGGCATTGCAGGAGCCTGGGGATGATCAGGGTATAGAGATACCGGATCAGGCCACGCTAAAGCTGCGTCGTGAGATACGCGAAATGAACGAGCGGTTTAAGTCTCCTCCTGGTGCGGATATAATGGCGGCCCTTGATGAAATGGTACGGCGCGCGTTCAATCAAGAGTCTATGCATGACTGGCTTTTGAGTCGGGTATCGCTAAAAGCTCCACGAGGAACTGGTGCGGCCGATGATATGTATAGGATTCCGCTGCGGATGATGTGGCGCGCCGATGCTCCCAGTCTAGGCGACTACACCACTCCCGATATGTTGGCACAAAGCTACACCCTGAGAAATTCTTTAGCATGGCTTGACCGTGTGCAATTCCGTACCAAGCAGCAATACGACATCTACGGCATTGAGGTCGAGGAGTGCAGCGCGGAGGAAGTAGCAGCAATGCTTGAAGACAGGCACACTATCGAATTATGAAGGCAAAACAATGAACAATAAGCGCAAGGCGTTAGTATCACAATTACGGCGAAGCCTCGGTCATGCTGTGGGCGGGTTCCCGTCACTCAAGCGGGCCCGCAACGTACATCTGCGGATGCCGGAAACGCTAGGACATCGCGCCGGTATCCTGCGGGTAAGTGCCGGGATGCATACGGGTCTGATCCGTAAAGACCTCGAAGCCGATGGGCGCGCCCGGCTGCGGCAACTTTTCCCGACAGAATGGCTTGGGCAAGGCGAGCCATCAATCTATTGGGAAGGCGCGGAGCTATGTATTGAAGCGCCCTGGCCGGAAGGGCTACGTACCGAGGCGATCATGCTCTCACAGATGTCCGAGCAGCCGCACACGCCCGGCAGTTTCACCCTGGGCCAGAATGATCGCAATGTAACGGTGACGCCGCGCTTTGATACCTACACCAGCGCGCACATGCTCCTTGCGGGTGCGCCGGGTGGCGGTAAGACGACCACTGCCACCTCTATTGCCGTGCAATTGGCGCGCAATGATCCACGGGCGCAATTCGTCATCGCCAATGACAAGAACGACCTTGAGCACCTGGATACCCTGCATGGCCTGCTTGGGCCGCTGGCAGGCACTTACGGCGAAGTCCTGACCGCCCTCGCCTTCGTAGATGCTGAGCGCGGGCGCCGGGAGCAGGCCGGCGGAAAGCACGCGCCGCTGTACTTCCTGTGGGATGAACCGCAGATCGTCTTGATGGAAGACAAGCAAGCGCCCAAGACATTGTTCTACCTCATGAGTCGGGCGCGATCGGCTAACATCCATGTCATTCTTGCTACGCAAAGCCCGAAGCAGAGCCTTTTCGGGGTGAACATGACGCGCGGGCAATTCGGCACGCGCATCTGTCATCTTGTTGCCAATGCGCAGGAATCAAAGGCGGCCCTGGATGTGACCGAGCCACGCGCCGACTACCTGACCGAAAAGGGCGATGCAATTGCCAGCTTCCCGCCCTACTTCCACAGGGTATTGGTGGCGCTTCCTGATCAAGACATCATTGAAAGCGTCCTGGGCCATGATCCTGCAATGTCACACTGGCCCGTGTCACTCGATGATCTTCCAAGTAGGCCAGGGTGGACGCCGGAGCAGGTGGCCGTGGGCATAATGGCCCGGCGGCGTGGATGGAACCGCCGCGAGTGTCGTGAGGAGCTAGGTCGGCTTGGCGGATCCGTGAGCAATGCCGACTACTCTGAGATGCGCGCCTTTGGGCAGCGTGTCGATGAGATTATAGAGGATGTTGGCAATGCCTGATATACCATGCTACTCATTCATTGATGGAGATTGGCAGCGAATAGAGCTTGACAGTGACGGTATGTCAGGAGAATGGAGTCTAGCTGAGATTGAGCAGCCGATGATCATGCAAGCTATCTTCATAACGCCAACTGACCGTATTGTCATTGAAACGAAATCACATGAAATCATAGAGGAGATGTCATGAAAGAGTGGAATGACGAAAACAAGGAAAAGCTAATTACATATTGCGTAATGGCATGGTACGCCATGACGCAACACATTGACGAGAAGATCATGACCGAGTTCACGAAAAACGTGGGCATGGGGCAGTATACCACGTACCGCCTATTCAGTTGGATGGCGGAAAACTACCCGCAGCAATTGTATGATGCGTACCTAAGCTACCTGCATGATGTTGAGTGCGGTGAGCTATAGCGCCCGTCCGTCCCGTCCGTCCGCGCAAAACAACGCCCAATTTTCGCCCGGACAAGGCCAAAACGGACGTATTGACCAACGGACGGACTAACAAATTACCAAGTAAAGGAGAAAGACAATGAGTAAAGTAAAGTTTCAAGACAACTCAAAAGCGGGTACATGCCCGGAGTGCGATGGTGACATGCTAGTCAAGACGAACCGCCACACCGGGCACCAGTTCTTAGGATGCGCTAATTATCCAGAGTGCCGGCATACTGACCAGATACCGGAGGCCATGAAGCTGCGCGCATTGGGCGCCGCTACGCTATTTGAGATTGATGAGGAGGAAGGCCATGAATAATATCTTTGGAATGGGCGCCGGTCCGTACCAGAAGCAGACCGGCGCGAGTGAGAAATGGCAAGCCGTCGAGCATACCCTTATTGCCATTTGTATTGAGGGGGCCATGATCATCGTGATACTGGCATGGGCCTTACTCATAGGGCGCGCCGTTGGGACGATGATTCTGGTGGCGTGCGTGGCATTGGCGCGGTTCGGCCCGCGCAGCAATGAGTGGCTTTTCATCACCGCCGTATTCACATTGACCGGCGCGCTATTCAGTTATGAAGCCGTGTTCGGCGTATGGCCGGAGTTCACTGTCACATGGCTGTACTGGCCCTGGGCGCAGATGGTGCTAATTTTCTTCCTGCCCATGACGCTACTGCCCCTGGCTGCTCAGCTAAGTCGCCAGTTGGGCGAATCGCTTTTCCCGAACCTGCTAAACAGTGTGAAGGCGCAACCTGGACAACTAAAGCCCGGCGTTGTGCCGGGTATCAAATATAAGGACGCGGACGCCGATGCGAAAGGGCCGTCCGTAACGTGGAGTACATAATGGATACCTTTGTGAGGCTTTCAATTGCGTTTTTGCTATCTGTGGTCTGCGTGGTAGCACTCGGCATGATGGTAATAGTCGGAGATCCGGCGGTCATGGCGGTCATGCTCATCGTGGTGCTGACGTGCATCTTCGGTGCGCTTGGCGTGCTACGCGAGTAATATGTCCGCAAGGTTGTGTCTAAATTTAGACACAACGCAAACCTTGCGGTCATTTCGGGACGAACTTCAAAATTCGTCCCGTTTTGGTCAATTTGCCTATTGACAATAGTATAATTATCTGCTATAATAGTAATTAGATGGGAGGGACAAACCCACCCCAAAAAGCGAGAAGGAGATAGGGAGATGGCTAAATATATCAGCGCATGGAAGATGGACACAGGCAATGTGACAGACATGTTGGAGTCGGCCATTGAGACCGGCGAGATCAAAACCACCGACACCATTTGGACAGGCCCATCCGGTGATTGTGTCATCGCCGCCGACCCCATCGACATTGATGGATATGATGAATACCAGTTCTCGGACTACTCTGACACCGGCACAGTTGCCGAGTGGATTGAACAGGGCGAACAGGGTGAATAGTGGATTAGGTGAGAAGCTGCGCGCTCTCCGCAAGGCGCGCAGCCTATCGGTGGAGCACGATGTTGCCCCAGGGTCGGGGATATCCACAAACTACATCTACATGCTAGAGCGCGGGGATAGCTCCCCGACAGCAGACAAGATCGCAAAACTGGCCCGTTATTACGGGATCACGATCAAATGCAGAAGGGGCCAGTGGTTTATATCTGTAGAGTTGTGATGCCGGGGATTGGCCACGGCCCTTCTCAGAGGTTCTGAGTAGGGAAATTAAAGAACAAAAGGAGAATGTCATGAACGCAATAATTGCCAGAAAAACGCGCTTTGACGGATCGCCCGTCACGGGTGAGTTCATCAATACCTACGTCGTACCGGACGGGTGCAGTATAGTGAGCCGCATCAGCGGGTACATAATCCCCGCCGGGGTGCGTCAGGTTTCTTGGAAAGATATAGATGGCGTGCTTGAGAAGTGGCACGAGCCATGTGAGGGGATGAATTATGCGAAGAAGTCCGGGCGGGTCAATGTTCCGCCGGGATGCCATCTTGAAGTTACAAAGGCGGGGAGCTTCGAGCCCTCCGCTTCGGCAATATTGATCAATTTATCAAGGGTGAGAAGTTAGCTAGTAATTCAGCGGTGGGGCGCGCATACCATATCACGCGCAAGGAGAAAACTATGAAACTGCAAGAAAAAATAGACAAACACGGACGCCCGTATTTTGAGCGCATTATCCGCGACGTGGTGAGCAAGCGTGCTACACGAGTAATATGTCCGCAAGGTTGTGTCTAAATTTAGACACACCGCAAACCATGCGGTCATTTTGATACCAATTTCGGAAATTGATCGCTTTTTAGTCAAATTGTGTCTTGGCAAATGCTTAATTATATGATATAATATAGATAGTTAAGGGCAAGCACATAAACAAGGAGAAACGCAGATGAAGAAGAGCAAGCGACAAGTAATTGATTACATTCGGGAATACGCAGAGGGCGCGGAAGAAGCACAGGGCGAGTTGGTTTTTGATAATGTTAACTATGGCGTGGGCTTCAAGGTTTACGTTGACCAGGACAATACCATTTGGATGATGGAGTATACCGGAAGCAAGGTACAGGAGTGGGCATACAAATTCTATCGCCTTGATGATGATTGTGATGATGGCTTTGGGAATGATAACGATAGCTTGGTCGAAATTCTTAAAGCCGAAGTTGCCAAAGTTGCCCCCAAATACGATTACCCGGAAGGGCGCGAGTTATCCTGTGGTCACGTGGTTTATTATGCCCACGAAGTTATGTCCGCTTCAATGGGTAGCTGTTGTGAAGCGTGCTATGATAGAATGAGCTAGAGAGTAGGGCCGGAGCTTAACCGCTCCGGCCTTACACAGAGCTTCTAACCAGTTTAGAGGTTCTGAGTTTTGAAATAAAGGAGATAGCAATGAACTTGAAAAAGCGTTTTTGTAGAGCAAAGGCCGAGGCAATTTTCAACAATGATAGTGTCATGAATGGGGCTGAGGTTGTGTTTGATCCGCACGACCTGTCCTTCAGCTATCAAAGCGAACTAACGCCATGTACCGGGAGTGAAGTCGTCGTCACTGAGGTTGTCGGAGATCCAGGAGAATGGCGCGTTGACGAAAAGCGCGATAGCGTTAAAGACGTTGCGCGGTGGTTCTATGAGGATGACAGCTACAGCGGCTGGCCAGAGACAAAGGAGGTCGTCATTGCGGCGCTAGTCGCTGAGTATGAGGAAGACTGCGACCACTCCTCCAAATTGTACGAGATGGCCGAGCGACGCGTAAGCGGCAGACGCAAACTTCGCAAGCACGCCGACTTTATCCTCGCGGATTTGTCGGAAGGTGATGAGCACCTAGCATGGGTGATTGCTTCGCCAGTTGCAGACATAATGCGATGGGTTGAGTCATGCGAGTAGCACACCAAGCCGGAGCCTAACCCGCTCCGGCCCCTACTCAGAGTTTCCGACGCGCTCGAAGATTCTGAGAAGGGCACTCCCCCTAGTACGGGTGGTACTCGCGAACGGGGTAAGGTACCGGCAGCACAACACTGACCGGGGCGGCGTTCAAATCCCGCAGTATCCTATAGATATGTCGGGTTAGTAGGAGGAGGAAGCTATGAAGAAAGCAAAGATTTTTGTAGACTATGAAACACTAAGATGGTACTCAGAAGCGGCCATCAAGGCCGCCATCGTGGAGTTTCTTTCTGCCGGAACTGACGTGGAGATTATCAGTCACGCCGAAGCGTCTTTCATCAGCGGTGATCACGCTGTCAGTTTCTTCAAAGATCACCATAGAGACCATGTGGTCTTTGATAGCGACGGCGACTTAAAGAATATCATCCAGGCCATTAGACGCGCTGGGAGTCTTGGGCCTATTTGGATGATAGATAAGGAGTCGTCCAGGTTTGATAATGTCGTTTTATTGCGAGTGTGAATGATTAAGGAATTTTACGCCGAAGCCTACGCCATCAGTACCGCCGGCCTCGACTTCGAGGAGTTGGGGCTGTCGGTCGGAGAGACCGAGAGCACGAATACCGAGGTATACGTGATCCCGGAGAGGTTTCAGCCACTTTTTGGGGAGTCGCTGAAGGTGGTTGGTTACATGGGGCCTGGTTGGTCCCTGTTCACTGAGGAGTAAGGAGAAAGAAAAATGAAGACCTATAAAATAGAAAGCAAATATTACGGTGGCCATTCCGAGTTGGACGAGGGAGATTTTTCCTTCGTCGTAGAGGTGGAGGACCACATCCCGCCACCGCCGTTTACCGAGGTGAGCCACGGGCACGGGCACACCAACGACGAGCTGGACGCCGTGGTAAGTTGGTTCAACGCCATTCCGCATGACGAGCGCCGCGTGATTTTCTGCGACGTCGGCGGAAAGGGTGTGTTCTTTGGTGGTGTCGTAGCCGTTGGGCAAACGGATTTTGAGCGGCGGCGTGGCTACACGCCGCAAGGCGTGCTAGTCGTCGGGCGCCATGAGTTCGGCGATAGCGCCCGCGCCTGCGTTGCTATTGAGGTTGGCAACCCGTTCAAATTTGAGCGGGTAAACCCAACATTCCGCAGCGTAGCGGACGTGGAGGATCTGCTCCGCGAGGCCCGCGCGCAGGGCCTCGTGGTCGTTTTCCAGGCGACCGCTCCCCACGTCGCCGTAGCACTCGCGCGGATGGCGCGCGAGGATCGCGGACTGGTCGGCATTGTGTTCAGCGTGCCTGGGGCGCGCCCCACCGCCAGAAAGCAATCATTCGTCAGCGAGCGTGGCGAAACTATCATGTGCGCTGTGGAATTTGTAAACCCGCGCGCACATGTTGAGGTACAAGCCGGTGAGCAAGATGTTGTTGTCGTCACGGTAGAAAGCCCGATGCCGTTTGAGTTCGACCGCATCGAGTGGATCAGTTAGTCAGCTGGTCCGTTGTTGCGTGATGACGGGGGGCGAGTTGTCGGGTGTGTTGGACTGAGCCAGTAGTTACAAGGTGGAGCGCGCATACCACATCACGCGGAGGAGAAGGTCAATGACAACACATGACATAACCGACCGTGCTGCACGTTGTTTCAAAGCCTACAAGGTCATCACCGATCCACTGGGCATGTATGAGGGTGCTGTGTGGCCGGCCTTCGACCTTGATGACATCAACATCAACGAGGAGGGCTACGAGGGCGGCTTCCCACCCATCGGCATGGAGGTTGTGCGCCTTGAGCGCACGAGTCGGAACAATCCATTCCAACCGGCAGGGCGCTTCGTCTTCAATGGCGAAAGGCTGGTACGCCGTGAGTGACTTGGTGATCAACGGCAATGCCCTGGATATGCAGTTGGCAGCATTTCAGGGGCGCAAGTACAAACTGATTGCGGCGGATCCGCCGTGGTGGTACAATGAACGCAACCACGGAGATCAAACGAAATTCGGGGAAGGCGCGAGCTACGATCTTATGACCACCGACCAAATAGCCGCTATGCCCGTTGCGCAACTCACCGCCGATCAATGCCTTCTCACACTGTGGGCAACCTGTCCACTGCTCCCCGATGCCCTAGAAGTCATGGCGGCCTGGGACTTCCATTTCGTGACGGTTGGCTTCGTGTGGGTCAAGGCTAATGCCGGGTTATGGGAGAAGCTGCGAGCCTTTGTGTCACAGTTGCCGCTATTCCCACCGGATGACGGACAATTAATGCGGATGCTTGACAACCTTGCGTTTTTCGGCCCTGGCTACTACACCGGCAGCAATGCTGAGCTTGTGCTATTCGGTCGGCGTGGTGATGCTCCAAAGCACGCGGAAGGACACAAGGCCAGCCAAATGATCTTTGCGCCACGCGGAGATCATAGTGCAAAGCCAGAGGCGATGCAGGATAGACTAGAATGGATGTACCCACAACTTACGCCACGCCTTGAGCTATTCGCTAGGCGCGAGCGCGCAGGGTGGGATGTATTTGGTAATGAGGTATAGATTTAGTTTAGTAAGTTCAAAAGGAGCAATCATGACAACAGACAAAATCGAAGCAGAAGTCTCAAAAGTACAGGGTTGGCGCGCGTATGATGCGAACCTTCCCCGTATCCCTCCAAACTACGTAACGGATCATGATGCCTGGTTCACCGGGTATGATGCGGCCCAGGCGCATCACAAGGAATACATGGAGGAGCGTGCATGGCAAGAACGCGAGCGGCGCAAGCGCAACCGCGAGCAGCTTCTGGCGAGGATGTGGCGATGAATGGGCTCAGGGCCATTTCAAGGGTACGTGGGTCATGGTGGTATTGTATGGGCAGTGAGACATGGGAACTATGCCCACACTGCGGAGGATACGGGTACATCTACTGGTATCCGTATGTATCGTGTGACCACTGCGATGGTGGTTTTATTTGGCGGCACAAGAATATGCCGCTGGTGAAGGTTGAAAAGGAGGCAAGATCATGAAACTTAAACCGCCACGCAATCGCAGGATTATTGAGCCGCGTGTGTGCGCAAATTGCAAGCATTATCGAAGCGAGAACGGATCATGGTGGTGCGAGCGTGATCCTGAGTACCTCGACGATGTTGGTGATGGGTGGCAAAATAGCACAACTTGCGACCGATTCAATAGATGGACAGTTCGCCGTGATGGTTCCAAAGAAGCAAGCGCAAACAAGTTACTAAGATAATTTCAAAGGAGTATAGCATGACAAACACAATAATGTATAGGTGGAATGACAACCTCCCGGCAATCGAGTTATTACCATGCCAACTCTGCGGCGGCACACCGAAGGTTACACACATTGGAACGACCAACACGAAAAGGCGCTCAATCATAATCAGGTGCAGTGATCCGCAATGCATGGAAGCGAGACTGGATGCACATGTCAGGTTATCATTTGATGACCTAGAGGTTATGGCGGCGCGTTGGTGGAATCATAGACCAGATGATCCGCAAAAGATCATGACGTGGAGATTTTTCAACGCGCATGGTGATGACTATGAGTTGACAAAGCAATACATAAAAGCGCAGCCTCCTATTTATGCCTCAAGAAGTATTTGCAAAATGCATGGTATTGACAATGAGAAAATTATCAGCCTGATAGCTTCCTGCATAAATGCGGCCCGCGAGGTAGACATGGAGATATTCATGAAGGTGTTGGAGGATGATGCTACTATTGAGCACTGGATAGAGTTCGCTGCATCTATCCGGTGACTTACGACTCAAGAAAAGGAGACGACGATGAACAATTACATTAACAAAAGCGAGATCATTGAAAGCACCAAGCCGCTGAGAGTTGTGCAGGTAGAGGCGAGGTGCCCTAAGTGCAAAGAGGGAACGCTTGAGTACACCGGGACTCAACTGACATCATACCCACCGTATGACGAGCACCTATGCAACAAGTGCGGGCATGTGGCGCTTATCCGGGATGCTCAGTATCCGATGATCAGGTATGAGGATGGGCACCAGGACAGCGCGGAACAACAGAGCTACCGCGAGACAATTCACGATGTCATGATGGGGCGCAAAAGGGGGCAATGATGAACATAGAATCTTTCACAGAACCAGATCAACACCCATTCGATATGCTGCGCGGGTATCAACATGCAAGCGAGAAAGAGCACGCTCTTGCGGCAATGCTCTGTAAATGCATAGAGGCAGGGAGCCTGGGCATCCGGCATGATTTTACCGGGCCAATAGCTGATGAGATGGTCAGCGATGGCCTTCTGCTTGATGGTGTCTTTACCAAGAAGGCGCTAGGGCTGCTGTATAGTGTTTATGGAGCGTGAGGAGAAGAGGCATGGAAAAAGAACACACGATAAAATGCAAGGCATGTCACAAGATCAAGAAAGTCATTGACGATGAAATCATTAGCGATGCTACGCTTTACTACAACGGATACCACAGGCATAACGGCAACATTCTATGTACGCGATGTTATAGAGCCGCGATGGTTCCACCGAAGCAGACGTCAGTACAGCAGCGACTTGCCATTTTGCGCGATTCGTAGTATAATAAACATGTAGAGGGAAGGGCCTGGCAAGCCTGACGGATCCCGAAGCAGGACAAACAAGAGCAAGCGGTCACTGAAGCAAACGTCTATGATTTTATCTGGGCGGTTTGCGGCTAGTATATAGCCTGCCAACTATGTACTAAATCAAACCGCGAGCCGTCAAACCGTCCAGATAAGTGCATAGGCGTTTTTTATTATCACAGACAAAGGAGAAACACCATGTTATGTGTTTGTAATGGAAAATGACATGAAGATATAGGCAGAATGGGTTTTATTTCTATGGAGGTAGAGCATGAATAATAGCGAATGGCGTGTAAACGTTGAGATTACAGTCTGCGTTCAGGTGGATGTGTCGGCACCAAATCGCGAAGACGCGGAGAAGGCGGCAATCGAGGCGGCGGCTGAGGATTATGGACTAACAGATTATGTCTATGCCGAAGCCATCACGGTTGAGTCGGTTGGGTAGGAGTGTTTCTACGGAGGCAAATTATGAAAGAGATTAAACCTAATGACCTGGTAGAGTACTTTGGATCCGTCGCCGTTGTGCGCCGCGTCCTTGAAGATATTAACGGCACGATGCTACAGGTACGGCGCATAGGTGACAATTCGCGCAACCTCAAGTATATTGACATTGAAAGTGTGAGTGCCGTAACAGTGGCGGATGCGCAGGCAGAAGCCGTTAACGTAGTGCAGAACGCACTTGATGAGGTCGCATTGACAATGAGCGACATTGATCCTGAGTTTTCCGTTTATCTGAGGGCCATGATTCAAGAAGGCATAGATGCAATCGCTAACAGATACTCAGTATAACGAGCTATGGTCGGCTTATGAGAGCGCGCGCATGTGTGACGCTGGCGGATCAGGAAGACTCGGAGAACACGCCATACTGATTCAATTGCTCATTGAGTATGGTTTTAACGTTGGATCCGTCATGGACGCCTACGCAGTCTGTGAACGGATATTCGGATGGTAAGCAAACCCGAACGGAGTTGCGCTAACATTTTAACATCATAATATATAAGGAGTTTGCTACGATGAGTAATTACGATGAGTTCAAAGAGTTGATCAAGGCTTTTTCTGGACAGGACAACATGATAGGCGTTCCGAGGGCCTATTGCAAATTCATGGGAAGTCTTGAGGGTGGTGTGTTCTTGTCTCAATTGATCTTTTGGAGTGACAAGGGGAAGCGTACTGACGGCTTCTTTTACAAGACCTACAAGGAATGGGAAGATGAAACCCTACTCTCACAATACAAAGTCAATAAATATGTGTATATGCTATCTGACATAGGCATAGTCGAGACGGACATCAAGCGAGCAAATGGATCACCAACCGTCCACTATCGTTTCGATTATCAAAAATTTCATAAACTGTTTATTGAATTTTTACAGAATGGATTATCAAAAATTTCACAATCCTTAACAGACATTACTACAGAGACTACACAGACAAAAGATCCCGAATTTGCAAACAGCACAAATTCGGAACCGCCCCAAAGCAAACCTTCACCTGAGCCAACGCTATACACCACCCTTCCAGGAATGGATACCGAGACGAACAAGCCCACGTCCGAGGATGACACACGTATCCTCGAGGAGTATACCAAAGTGCGTCACGGCCAGGGGCGGCGGGGCTCGCGGCAATTCAAAAGCGCCGGTGTGAAGCGCGTGTGGAGGGAAGTGCTTAGCATGGCCGAGCAGAGGTATAATGGGCGCCACTGGGATGCCGTCTTGAGGTGGGTGAATCTCGCGGATGAGGAGGGCGTTAGTAGTCAAGCAGGATTTTTCAAGTACATGCGCGGCTGCGCTAGGAAGGACAAGGGGCAGGCGCATGGCCTGATCGAGGCAAATCAGCCCGTACAAGGTGAAGCGGACGTGAACTTTTTCAGTTAGTTCGGCAATTCAGGGGAGATAGCCATGATGTTTTCAGAGCAAAAAAAACACGAGTATTGGAATCACTTTATCGCTGAACTATACATAAGCAACCAGAAGGCACAATTTACGGGAACGCACCTACGAAAGATCAAGCCGCTGATGTGGCGCGATCATGATTTTTGGTATGATTTGCTTGTGCGTCATTCTGGCAACGATATGACGCCTGAGCAAATGCGCGACTCTATGCGCGGGCTGTATGATCATGCACACGGGAATTTTTGGGGGATGATCATACAGAAGATGGTGGAGAATGGTATTGTAAAAAGTTAGTATCATAATTCAAAGGAGAAAGTCATGAATAATCGACAGTTGGAACTTATGAAAGAATTTAAATGGTATAGCCCACACGGCGGGGCCGACCTGCGCGGGGTCAACTTGGGCGAGGCCGACCTGAGCGGGGCCAAACTGCGCGGGGCCGACATGAGCGGGGCCGACCTGCGCGGGGCCAAACTGGGCGGGGCCAAACTGGGCGGGGCCAAACTGGGCGGGGCCAAACTGGGCGGGGCCGACTTGGGCGAGGCCGACCTGAGCGAGGCCAACTT